CGGAAGATGTAGCAATCTACCGTAAGACCAGCAGAAACCTCCAACGCCACCCCGATAGGAGGAGTGAGGTCGTTAGTTCCGGTAGCCTGTACAGAACCAGCAGCAGCCGAAGTAAACGCGGCTCCAGCGGCAATACCATTCGCTGACTTTGCGTTCTCGCAGTAACCTGCCACGCAGACCCGAACGATAGCACCAGCAGTTACCTCGGCAGCAGTCACCGTCTCCAGTGCTACGCCAATGCACTCTGCGGTAGCATTGCCCTGGATGACTCCTGTTGCTCGGGTTTCCCCGCCAGCAGCAGCAGCATGATCCAGGTCTACCCAGTCACCGGCAGTCACTGCCTCGTTGCAAGAGAACTCCACGATTGTAGCCCTTTCGCCTGTGACGATAGGTACTTCAAGAGGAGACTTACCATGTGAAAGATGTCCAAATGCCATGACTAAGCCTCCGAATCGCCCAGCAATCCAAGGCTGGCGAGGTGATCAGCAACAAGCTGAGTTCTTACGTAGATGTGAGCTTCGCGGGCTGCGTAGCCACTCTTGTTCTCAAAGTCACCGACCGAGAAGTTCGCGTCGGAGTCGAAGACCACCTTCATGGTCTTGGTGTTCAGGAAGTACATGGACATCGGCAATGCACCAGCCGCTGCACCCGTGAAGCCCAGGTTGGACTCGACGTACATCAGCGCACCGTTGTATGCCAGCGCCAAACGTCCCGCATCAAGCACCGTCTCTTTGGGGAGATAGCGCTCATTCGTTTGAATGGCTGCCTTGTACAAGCGATAGGAGGTTGGGCTTGCGAGGATGAGATCCACGCCACCTTCGACCGCGTAGATCTGGCAGTCAATGGCAAGGTTCGCCATGGCTCCCAGGCCGTTTGCAGCAAAGGAACCACCACCAGCAACGTTTGCGGTTGCATACTGGTTGTTCCAGTTCGACGCCGAGAAGGTCGTCTTGGAAAGACCACCAACGGTGTTGTTCTGGCCAGCAGCCTGGAACGCAAAGTTTTCAAGCCAACCATCTTGACCAACGGTGTTTCCATCCAGGGTCTGCATCTCGGTGAGAGTTGCAGAGGTTCCACGGATGGCTTGAAGTTCCCACTCACGCTTGAGCATTCCCATCACGGACTTCATTCGGGCATCGGCAATGCTGATGACCGCGTTGTCTCCGCGATTGGAAAGTTCTTCCTTCTTGGTGATTACGATGGGAGCGACAAAGTCACACCATTCGTACTCAGGCGAGCGCAGAACATCAGCAACGGTTGAGGACACGGCTTCGTAGCCTGTCGCCAACTGAGTGATGTTGGAGTGCTCGGCAAGGATGGCAGCCCGCGTGATGCGCTGACCTCCATCAATGATTTCGACACCGCCAGCCGACTTGATGTGGTCGAGCAACGGTACAGTTTGGAAAAGGTTGTCTACAGCTTGCTTGGCTCGCGCCCTAGCAGTTGAAGACAGAATGTCATTCTGGACAGCCATGAGGCCCCCTAAGGTTGGACGAAGGTGGTTCTTGATACCACCATAAGCTCGGGATGTGGGCTTATCCGGGGAACCGGGGCCGAGAAGAGCTTATCCAGAAGGGGCTCAACTCGAACCCATCGTAAAGGATGCGTGTTGACAGTGCAAGTCAGACTTTGATGTGGGGGTTTGATTCCAGCCACTTGTAGATAGCAACCGCCCCCTGGTCTTCCACGTACTTGGGAATGCCTCTTGAGCGTCCACGAGAGGTGCCGCCAACCTTGAGCCCTGCCTCTTTGGCTGCCGTTCGGTACTTCTTCAACTCGTTTTCTGTCTCTGCCTGGTTGGTTGCCAGGACTCTTCCCTTGACCTGCCAATATGCCTGCTCAAGCGTAAGGTGCTCATTGTTTCGCAGCGTCTGTGCGACATCCATCTTGATGTCTTCCAGGTCCGGGTGTTCCTGCTTGAAGGCCGCCACCTGATTCTTCTGCTGTTGAACACGGTGTTCCGCGTGCATGGGCTCCAACATCTGGCGCAGACGAATGGCTACTTCCTTCTCAATGCGCTTTTCCACGCTGGTGGGATCGTATGGATCAAAGGTGGATCCCTCTTCCGGTGCGCTCTTTTCCTTGATGTCTTCAAAGAAGTCCGACTGAATCAGGGCTTCTCTCTGGGAGGCAAGGTCAGAGGCAACCGCCTCCAGCTTCTTGCGCTGCTCGGCAACCTCTTGAGACTTCGTGGTGTAGGACCTTCTCAGGTTCGCCACAATCTTGCGTGCGTCTTCAGGAAGCCCCTGAATCACTTGGTTGTAGTCAATGCCCTTGAAGTTCTCTTCTGAGTTGACGATGTCATCCTGAATCTCTGCTTCTGAGAGTGCTTGGATGTTTGCTTCCGGCGCTTCACCAACGGGTCCCCGCTCTTCTTCGGACACCGCGATGGCAGCATCGAGGGCTTCTCCGTTCTGAGCTTCTGTTGGTTCCGGCGCAGGGGCGGCTTCGGGTGTGGCTATTTCTTGGTCCATTCGTGTTCTCCTTGAGAGTGAATGAAGACGATGGCTATGCTCGGGCTACCAGCATGGCCTCCGCTTCGTCTGGGGTCATTTGTGGCGAGGTAATCGTCACCTCTTCTTCCACTACCTCTTCCTCAACAGGAGCTTCTGTGTCCTGCTGGGCCATGAAGGTGCGAAAGGCGTCGGTCTCTGCCAGGACTTCCAACTGTCCAGCCGCTTTCATCAGGTCCTCGTCTGTATCAATCCCTTCGAGGTCGATAGCCAGACGAGCCAGGTTGGCGTCTGTAGCAGCAGCGGTGGTCATCATCAGGTAGCGCACGAACTCTGTAGGCAGTGCGCCCTCGATGTCTTCGGTGAAGGTGGCGTAGGTGTCTTCCACTCCAAAGAGGGGCATCACCTTGTTGAGTGAATCAACCAGTGAGTTCAGCGCTCCCTTGCTGAAGTCTCCAATAGGTGCCGCAGCAGCGAAGGCCTCTTCCTGTGCGTCGTCTGCTTCTTGTGCTTTTGCCATGAGTTGTTGCTCCTCTGGAAAGGATTCGGCGATTCCACCCAACTCTTCTGCCAGTAGTTCGTTTGTAGCCATAAGTTGTTGATTTTCTACGCGCTCATTACCGTTTGAGGTTCCAAACCTCTCAGCAGCATAACGCTCCCCACCCTCTGGGCCGGCAAACCGGGCCATACCAGAAGGGGGCAGTTCGTCCATCCACTCCTCAGATTCGATGTCTCGCTGCTGCCTTGCCAGCACCTGCTCTTTAGTCTCGAAGTCCGTACTTATCGTCCCGGCTTGCGCCTCGGGGATGTCAGCGAAATCCGCTGCGAGGCCAAGCAAGGGCACCGCCTTGCCGGCGGCGCCCGCAGCTATTTTAGCAGCCTTTTTTAGTGGTACAAAACTCGCAGTAGGAATCCGCAACTTCGACAATGGGACTACATCGAAACCTGCCCCTTTTAGGGCCTCATGTATATGAATCGGCGACATGGGAAACCCATGCCTAAAAGTACCGTTCGCGTTCAGAACCGTATCAGCTTTAGTTCTCCGATCAAACACTCGATACAAACCATTTGGCATGTGTTCAACGGAATAGCGTGCCCCATTTAGTTCTCTCGCCATTAGCCCTTCACTCCTGAGTCGAGGTCGCCGCGCTTCTGCATTTCCTTCACAGAGAAAGTCTCCGCAAGCGCTTGGCCCTTTTCTCCCTTCGCATTTCGTAGGTTCTGTTTATACCGCTCGATGTCTTTCGTGTGTTGCTTGTCGGCTTGGATGTGTCTTTCGACTCCGTCGTCGAGGGCGTGTTTACCAAACGATCCTGCGTCAACGAGTCCCTTTTGATCCATGAGTCGTTCACGTTCCATCGAGTTGTGGTAAGTGGCTCCCAGTCCTCGATCATGGAATCCGTTGACTCCGTATTTGCCGGTTTGGTCTCCCCATCTTCCTGGTGTGTGGGATGGCATTGAGAGTTGTTTGAGAGCTTGTTGGCCACAGAAAGGGCACTCCATGGTGGAGGGGATCTCCGATCCCGCTTTGAAGAAATGCTCTACCCTGTGTGGAGCGCTGCACTCATAATCGAAAATAGGCACTACTTCTTCTTCCTTGTGCTTTTCTTTGGCTTCTTCTTGAACCCGTCCGTAGCGTAGTACGCTTTTACCTGCTTCTTGGTGTACTTTTTACCAGAAGGGGACTTGTATTTCCTGCCGGACTTCTTGAAGGGCATCAGTTCTCGCTCTGCCTCATCATGGTTCTCATCATAGCGGCAGAAGGCTCTGCGGCCATATCAGACGCCTGAACGGGAGTAGCGGGCTGTGGAGACTGTCCGGGCAGTCCCTGCTGCTGTTGGGATTGCTCCATCTGCGCCTGTGCTTCAACGAGGAAGTCTTCAGGCAGCCTAAGAGAGTGAACCATCTCACGCAGAATCAACTGCGGGGGAACTCCCAGGGCCTGCAACACAGGTATGTTTGCAAGCAGCCGCTGCTGATTGACGGCTTCGGACATGGGAGTCGATGCAGTGTCAGAAGCCCATATCTCGAAATCACCCATGATGTCGGAAGCCTGCACGACGGTTCCTTCTCCATCGAGAACAATCAACTGTGCTTCGTCCTCTTCACTCAGAAAGACAGACAGCACGCACAGGTACACCTTCGCCATGTACTCAATGACTCCGTCTCTCTCTCGCGCCAAGCGTCCTACTTCTGAGGAGGAATAGGCAGCAAGCGCAGCAATCTCCGTAGCGGTTGCTCGGGTTGCTTCTCCACGCATGAACGGAGCGGTGACGGATCCTTTGTCTTTGTCTCTGGAAACGTCTTGGAAGTACCGGCTTACCTCAATGGGTAGCTGCTGGTGGGGCACGGGCCGAATCAGGGAGTCCAGGGCTTCTTCTGATTCAACCTCTACAAAGAGCCCATCAATCCCGCTTGTGATCTGGCCCATGGCCTCGGCATCAATCTCGCCCTTCTTGACCAGCCATTGTCTACTTGCTTTCCGAACTGCATTTGCTTGGAATGAGCGGATGACGTTCATCTCATAGAGTTGGTCATAGATGCGCTTCATGGACGAGTAGCCAATCAGCGGGCGGTCAGGCATCGAGTTGTAGTAGAACGGAACGATAGGCGAGCGGGGCGAATCGTCATAGGCCCGGAACGGAATCTTCGTATCTTCCAAGAATCGTTGAGGAAGTGAGGGTGACCACCACTGCACGGTGTCCTCAATGTAGTCGTACATCTCCACAACTTTGATGTACCGGAAGTTCTCGGACACAGCCCCGGTGTCAGGCCTCTTGGCTTCTCCTGCGTATTCGCCGGTCTGAATGGATCCATCGAAGTAGGACTCTCGGCTCTCTGTCTGGTAGTCCAGGTTTCCGAAGCGCTCTTTCGCGTCAGGGAGCGGCATCCAGTAGATGTGAGCACAGTAGCGCTGCAACGACCAGCGGGGCGCGTCCCGGTCAACAATGACCTCCCACGGAGCCATCGCGACAGGAATCACCTTCTCATAGATGTCATCGCTCTTGTTCGGGCACAGCTTTAGAAACGAGTTTGGATAGATGAGCGCCATTCTGGAGGCGGCTTCGATCTGCGCTCTGCTTTTGAGCAAGTAGTGATTTGTGATGGACTGCGCTGTAGCAGGCTTTCCTTTTCCCCGGATACCTGGCTTGACCACAACGGCGGGGTTCTTAGCGAACAGACTCGCCTGGAATGACTCGATGTATCCATATCCATCGTTTGTCTGGATTCGGATCTGTGTGGGGTCATTTACCCCTTCCTGCCAGAAGTCCATCTCATAGGCAGACTTGTAGCGCAGCATTTGCTGTCGTTGTGTTTCCCAGTATCCCTCATGCTCAGCGAGCAGAGATTGCACATCGTCCAGCTTCATTGATAGCCTCCTGCGTCATTCCCACCGGTTACGTTCCAGGGCAATCTTCGCATAGCACGCTTTGCCTTCATGCGAGCAATGTGCTCCTGTAGCATCGACGCACGCACGCTATGGGTCACCTGCAAGGGTTCCCCAGATAGAACGTAATAGCACAGCGCCATGCTCATAGTCACATCGTCCGATCCGTTCTTCGGGCACTGAGGCCTGCCCTTCTTGTAGACAATGGCCTTCAACTCATCCAGAACGTGGGTATCGCAATACTCCACAATCCCATCCTCAAGCGCCTCTCTCAAAGCGCTCCATAGAAGCGGTCTTGTCTTGTTCGTAGTGAAGAAGTCATGCCCATCTTTCTGGTAGAGGTTCCGGGTTTTGAACTCGCGCAAACGGTGCAAAACCAGATGCCCATGATTGTTCGCCTCTACAATCACCCGGGCATTGTTGTAGCGCTTGGCAAGATTCAGGATCTTCTCCGCCAGCTTTGCAGGAGGAATCTCATTCGTGATGTAATGATAGACAGGCTGCCTGGTTGAATACGAAACCACGGTAATGGCGCTGAAGTGCTCACCAATCCCAGCACCCACATCCACGCCCAGAACATACCGATCCCCTTCTACAGGCTCCGAATACATCCTATGTTCCCTGGATCCCAGGTTCACCCGCTCAATCTCATCCAGAATCTCATGGCTGAAGAAGAACGGAACCGCTGACTGAAAGCATTCCTCAACAGTCGCCGGGTACTCCCGCATGAACTTGTCGCTGCCCAGCGTCCGAATCTGCCTTCTGCGCCAAGCCAACTGCCCCTTGTCCAGCCCGAACTTCTTCTTGAGCTTCTCCTCTTCACGGGTCAACTGCATGTTTGCAGGAGGGTTCACACTATAGGGAGCATGGATAAACCATGGAAAGAACACGAGTTTCCACTCCGAGTCTCCCTTCTCCGCCTCCATCACCAACTCATGGAAGTAGTCCCCATAAACATTCGGGGTGCTCTCAATCACGATCTGACCATCGCCAACAGACGCAGCTACCGTAGCAATCACTTCCTTCTGGTCATCGTAAAAAGCAAACTCAGACAGATGAGCACTGCTCATAGAGAACGATCTCGTCCCTCCCTTTCCGCCAGCCGTAAACACCCGCACGTTCGCGCCAGTGTCCTTGAACTTCAGAGTCTTGGCACTTGCCTTCTGGAGCGGTCTCCTCAGCGGAGAGGGCAGGTTCTGATAGAACGTCTTCTCCATCCGATGCAGGTCCTCAGCAGACTGCCTGGTGTGAGATACAACCGCATACGTCCTGGGATCCTCCGACGTATACGCATTCCAGAAGTGCCACGCCCTGCAAAGCGTTGAGACACCCAACTGCCTTGCCTTCAACACAATCACCCGGTTGTGATCACGAACCGCCTCCAGCAACTCCTCCTGAGCATCATTCATCCGAAGCCGGGTTAGCCGCTGCTTCTCTTTGTTCATCACCGTCAGACGACCAATGAACTCCTCAGGGTTGCGAATAATATCCGCCGCCAATGTCTGTGCTGCGTTGCTCA